CCCCCTATTTTCCTAAACAGGAAAACGTACACTTTTAGGCAATGTTCAGCGAGAGTAGAACAAGCCAAAAAAATGAACAAAAATTATGAGCCAGCTTCCTCAAGCATCTTCTCGTATTTTTTCCGCTTCTTCGGATTATACGAACCGGCTCGAACAACCTTTTTGCCCTTCTTCTTAACCGTGTAGACATCACCGGTTGTTGACTTCAGGACTTTAGGTGTCTCTTTGACTTCGGTAGATTCGTCCATTAGTAACGATACTCCTTCCCTTGGTGCCTTAAGGCATCACGCTTGATCCGCCGTTTTCGAGCCGCTACAGCTTGGCGCTGCTTAGCCTTTCTAAGCTTATCCCACCAGCCCTCTTTAGGCTCAGTTGGATTTACCTTGGGCGTTTCTTTTACTTCGGTTGACTCGTCCATCACAGCACCTTATTTGCTGTATTTGTTGTTGCCGAAATGCTCGGTCACATTAGGGTCTTTTTTACTTCCGCCCTTCTGCGCTTCCATGTCACCCTGTTTGCGGGTAGACTTCCAGGAATTACCTTTCTTTTTAGCCATCGGTTTGCTCCTTTCGTTTTATTTAGATTCTACCAGGATCTTGTAATGTCGGCAATACGCCACCAGGCGGGCCGCCAGGTTCGCCAGGGTTTGCCGGTGGGTTAAGCACGCCAGGGCCAGCCATTGCCTCATTTGGTATAGCACCATTCGGTAGGCCTTCTCCTGGCTGTGCCGGTATTGGCCCGCCAGGTTGTCCAGGATTAACTCCCTGGCCTGGTACGGGTGGGCCACCAGCATTAATATCCATGGCGTCGATCTGTTCCTCAGGGATAATTTCATCGGGCATCTTAAGGGTCTTCAGGACTTCCTTCAAGATCTTAGCCCTGCCTGCCATGCCCAATATCTGCATATCAAACGGGTTCATGGTCATCTGTAAAAACTCAGCCCGACGTATCTGGAGCTGCTCTGCTATGACCAGGTATTCGGAAGCGCGAGCCACGATCTCAAGATCTCCACGGTTGCGCTTATTAAATTCTTCGTCGAAGGTCATTTTATTCAGCCATAGCTCTTCAATGATTGGCTTCATAAGAGTCTTGTCGATATTACCTATGGCATCCTTCATAATCTTCGAGGAAGCCGACATTAACATCGACAGGCCGTGGGCCGTCTTGCCAGCACCACCAACTTGCGGGCTGCCATGCTCGTAGGCTGGGACGCCAAGTTGTTCACCGGCCTGCTTAAAAAACTCTGCATAAACAGCCATCAGCTCTTTGGTCATACTGTTTGGCTGATAGAAATATACGGCCTGCTTACCGGTTCCAAGCTCGTCGCTCTTAGTCTTCCACACCTTCCACGGGTAGATATCTTCGATATCCTCTTTAGGATCAACCCTGTCCTCATGTACCTCGACCTGAGGCCCTGAGGCTATAGCCATGTTATTTACAATGGCGCGAGCTGAGGCATTACATATCCGCTGGCAATCTTCCAGGATCTCAGGCGGAGCCAGGCCCCATATACTGTCAGGGTTCATCTCGAAAGAAGCCCCATACAGCGGGCGTCTCTTCAGCGGGTGCTTATTGATCCGAGCCATAAGGACATAATTCTCAACGAACCAGGCCTCAGTTTCATAATCGAAGTTTGGCTGAAGCTTATCTTTCATGCCCCAATCAATAAGATCCTGGCCCCTTATAGGCCCACGGTAGCAGACGACCTGGATCTGGTCAACGTCGTCATCTTGCTCATTGGGTCGATCATCCAACAAGGCCCGCTCCTGGTCAGTCCACAGCCAATTAGATAACTGGCCGTTTCGATGGTATGCCAACACCAGGTCAATCGCTGTGCTTTTAAAGCCAGGCACGTTCCTGAAGGCCTGGAGCGCTGACGGCCTAAGCCGCATACGTTCACAAACATAGCCGTCTTGCAGGCTCTTGCTGGATGGGCCAGGGTAGATATCAAATGGTGAAACTCGCTCCCACTCGCGCTTTAAAACCTTTTTGATGACAGGCATCTTTTGTCCGGTAGCTGGATTAATCTCCCACTCCAAACAGTCGCGCATTTTAATTATCGGGCCTTTCATAAAGGCCGTCTGGTAGGTAGCGAAGTCTTTTATAAAGTCGGCAAAAGCATCATAGAAGCCACCCTCAACCAGGTCATCTTCAAGCTCGTCTTCCATTTTGATAGTTTCTTTGACGGCCTGCGTCTGCATCTGCTTTCGGATATCCTCGCGGATCTCTTCCATACGCTCATTAACGTCGTCCATTGTAACGACCGGCCCCGCTTCGAGCATCATCATGCGGGCTTCCTTTTGTACCTGGACAGCGATCAATTCTTCTACCTCAATAGGTAGGTCGGCTACGGGCGTCGGCTCAATCGTCCAGGGCTTCTCACCAGCAGGGAGCATAACATCTTTAACCCAGGACTCTATGGCTCTACACTTCACATTGGTAATCATCATGTAAATCGTAGACCCGCCAAATTGCTGTATTTGCTGCAAGTCCTCAGGGTCATACTCGCCCTTGCGCTGCCTCTTTGCCTTTAGAAGCTTACGCTCTGTAAAACTTTTATCGGTCTTGGCTTTATCCCAGCGTTTATTGAGAAATGTTGCCAGGCCTTGAGTGAGTAAGCTATTCTGCCTTTTCTCTTCAGCTCTCTTAGCTGCTTCCTTGGCTTCCAGCTCTTCTACCCCCACAAAACGAATAAGGCCCTCACCAGCCTTACCCATATCAATAGCGCCTGTATCTCCCATTATTTACCTCGTTTTTTCTTGCTGATCTCGATAGCAGCAAGTTGAGCATTCGCTTTCTTTTTTGTTTTATGGCGGCCAAGGATCTGACGACCGCTGGAGTCTGTGACTATCCACTCATTACCGTCTTGTTTTACCATGATTATCTCCAGGTTAGCGGCAGCGACTTTACCTTCCACCTATTTTGAATAAGAAATTTTTAGTCATATTGCTTTTTCCGCAGTAGGATCTTGCATTAAGTCCATCCTTTCGGGTTCTTTTTTTGGCCGTGACGACTTGACCTTCGCTCCATACTGTCACGCATATTTTGGATCTGCGTTCTAAATCTGTGCTTAATTGACATGGTATGGAAAGCGTCAGCACCATTGGAAGCCCAATCATGCAGAGGCTTCTTTTTGTAGGTACCGCGCTTCTCGTCCCACTCTTTCCGGTAGGACTCCAGGCACGCCAGGCCTCGATCACATTTCTCTTCGTCGATATAGACGATCCCCAGGAACATACGAGAGGCTTCAATCTGCGACTCCTTACTCACCCTTGGAGCCACCTGGAAGTTGAAGCCATGATTTTTGGCGAAGGCCTTACGGGTCTTCCCGCTCGTGTACTCGTGAACCATGATGTCGTGAGGCGCTGTGTGCTTCCCGTACCGATAGGGCTTCTCGTCCCTAAGGTAGTTGATATAATGAAGCAGGCCCTCTCCGCTGTTCTCGTAATAGTCGATCACTCGAAGCTCTCGACCAATATCCTGAGTGAACCAAATTGCATTTGTATCATTGTAGCCAAGATCCCACCAGGTATCCACGAGATAACTTTCGTTCCATGGTACCGACGTAATACGCTGCTCAAGCCGCATCTTCTTAATCTGCGTCTTGAAGTATGAGCCTTCGATTGCTGCATAGAAGGCCTCTTCAGGTATCGACGGGTGTTCTTGCCACATCAAGTCCTGGCCGAGCTGCGCGAGCTTTTTTACATACCAGGCCTTCTGTCCTTCGCTTAGCTTAATGCCATGCTTAACCTTCAGCTCGTCGAAGTATTGCCGGTTATGCTCGTAGAAGACTACGCCGTCAGGGTCAAGGTAATTTAACGGGTTCTTCCACCAGGCGAAGAAGAAGAATTTTGGGTCAAGCGCTGTGAGCTTCGCACTCGTGTCCTGTAGCTTTTGTGCCACCTGGCTGTAGTCGTAGAAATGACCCTCTCGGCCCTCAGCCGTACTCTCGATAATGACAATCTTTCCAGGATGGATAGCATTGAGCGTACCCGATACGATCTCATTAGCCTTGTCTGGATACTTCGCACAAATCTTTCCAAATTCCGATATATGGATGAACTGAAAAGTACCAGACCGACCAGAAGTAGCCACGCGAATAGAGCTACCGTTACTAAACCTAAGGCGGTTTGCTCTTTTAGTGTCTGCTTCGACGGCAGCCTGTATCCCCTGAGGCAAGTTATCATAAGCATATTTTACCTTCTGGTGGAAAAATTCTTCAGCCTCGTCCAGGTTATGAGCGATAATGAGCGCCTGTGTATTCGAGTTGAATAAGCACAGGTCAAGGCCAAATATACACGAGAAGGTTGTAACGCCGAGCTGCCTGGCCTTCAGCACCAGGTTGAAATACCACATACCGAGGTATATGTTTTTCTGCGCCCAATTAAGATTAAACCTGATATGGTTGCCGTCCGCATCTTTGATATAGTACAGGTTGTCAATGCGGCTACGTTGGCTCGCCAGTATCTTGCTTAAGCTCTCAATGTCTTGGGCCTCACCATCTACCTCAGCGTGGACGGTGGTGCTTGTGTTTCCGAGATTTAACATTTATCCCCCATAACCAAAAAAAAGCGAGGGATGACCTGAGTTGTTCAGGTATCCCCCGCTTAAGATAGCCTTCGGTTATAGGATTATGTTAAGGTTATTTTTTATCGGTTGAAAAATCTCCTTATCTTCCACCACCAGGTACGGTGAAGTCCAGGGTTCTTCAGCTCCCATACGATACCAAGTAGTAAGTTAAACATGAACCGGTGAAAAGCGTTGGGAAGCTCAGGGCCATATTGAATAACGATACCACCAAGGCGGGCGGTACCATAAATAACCTGGGCCTTGGTAGGATTGAGATATATCAGGCCGGTAAACTCACCTACATCAGCATCAAGGGCATCACCATAACCACTATAATCTATATCGGGCGGGCTGTGTATAAAGACCTTACCAGGCTCAAAGCCGCCAGTAGCCTCGACATTAGGCTCAGACTCCCAATCAATTCCCCTGTATGGGTTATCAAACCTGGACTCCAGTAGCGCACGACAAAAGCCGGTATCGCACCAATCGCACTTGACCGGCACCAGGGTCACAGATTGTATCTCGTGATGACATTCATCACATTTTAGAATAGGCATAATTTCCCCTTCCCGCTATAGCGGTAAAATGGTCTATTAATGCACCGTATGTCGGCTATAAGTAACATTAATAGACCAAATTTGCTGTATTGACGGTAAAAACCAACATTAATATAAATCAAATAACATACGCTGGCCGGTGGACTTCAGGGCCTTATTAGCGATATGCGGCAGCTTGTTGATCTCTTTAGACCGGCTACCCTGAGTGGCCTTGTATCTCTTGATAATCTCCCTGTCCTCAGTTATCTGATATCCCTTAACTGAAGACACGACGACATAGCCCTTTTTACCGGCATACTCTTTGACCTGTCTCATTATCTTGCGGACTTTGGAGCGGGTCTTCTTATCATTGTCCTTGATATCAAATAGGACGTTGATAATCACAGACGAGTACCACTCACCATTTCCCATGTTACGGGCCAGGAATTTTGTGATATCGTCTATTACTCGCCGTACCTTCTCGGACATACTGCATCCCCCCTTTTAAATGCTCCGTCACCTATCTGAGGCCCAAGGTGAAAGAATGCTATCGCCAGGTTGCGAGCGCAATCCCAACAAATATGACGATCTGCCTTGCTCGGAGACTCGCGCTCGATATGGTTGGCTACCGTATGATAACCATAAAGCATGACGCCCTGGATCTTCATATCGTCCTTATCGAAATCTCGTTTGCAAAGCTCACAGGTATAAGTAATATTGGCTGTCATTAATCCCCCTCGATCTCAGGCACGAAGCCACCGCACCAGGAGTCCACGCCCTTGCTCTCGGTCTTCGGGTTAAGGTAGCATAGGCCATAGTTGGAGTTGATCTTCTCAAAGCAATCAGGATGGCCCTGGATCTCGATCTCCTTGGTTTCACGCAGAAAGAACCGGCACAGCTTACAGCGGGCCTCAATGTAAATAGGCTTACCCGCACAAAAGCCGGTCTGCTTTACACCAATAAGGTATTGGAGTCTTTTCATCTGTATTTTACCCCCCCGTTTACAGTCGCATGGCCGCTACTCATTATCTTCCTCCCTTACATATACATGTGCTTTCAAGCCTTGATAGATCTCATCGTCATATGTTTCAAATCTTTCTCTATAGCTATAAGATCTTCCTATGCTTATCTCAATTCCAAACTTGTCTTCAAGAGCTTTCTTCCAAGCATTGAACTTTTTGGATTTTTTAATTGAGGTACGTCCAGAAGATTCTTCCTTGTAAAATTTGATGGAATAGAAAAACTCTTTTTCCCAAGATAGCATACATGACCCCTTGTGGTCAACTATAAAATCGACTACTTTCTTTTTGGGAGACTTGATATTAAAAGCCTTTGCTTCAAATCTCTGTATGATGTCGTCTACTTCTTTGGAAAACTCTTGGCTGTTCAATCTCTTTTTTCTGGCTTTCTCTTTTCTTTCATACTCATCCATTCTACGTTGCTGTTCATCCTTTTTCTTTTTTACCATTTTGGCTACACTCATAATGTCATCTCCTTCATAATACCATTATATCACAGGTCAAGAATTAATCGAACCTGGTGGGCAGGGATGGATTTGAACCATCGAAGGCACATAGGCCACCTGATTTACAGTCAGGCTGCTTTAACCGGACTTGCATACCTACCCACTTAACCGGACATTTAACCGGACATTATGACCGGATAAAAAAAGTCCTTGACATTATTTTCAGGCTATGCTAAGATGTCACATATGACATTGGATATGAGACATCTTAACACGAAAGGAAACTCAATGAGCCAGGAAATAACCGAGCTTATCGAAAGAGGCGCTCTCTTCGTCATCAATCACAGCGGCGGCAAAGATAGCCAGGCCATGACGCTGAAGATAAAACGCCTGGTGCCAAAGTCTCAGATATTGGTCGTACACGCTGATCTCCCTGAAGTGCATTGGGCCGGTTGCTGGGATCTCATAGAGCGTACCTGTCCAGACTTGGCGCGAGTCGAGGTAGTCGCTGTCAAAACCTTCGTGGATATGGTACGGCACCGTGGAATGTTCCCCTCTCCCAAATACCGTCAATGTACCTCTGACCTCAAGCGAGGCCCGATTGAGAAAGCTGTCAGGCACTATATCAAAGATAACAACCTCAGCGGCCTGGTTGTCAACTGCATGGGTCTGCGTGCTGAAGAGTCCACTTCGCGGGCCAAAGCCAAGGTTTTTACGTTCAGCAAACGCAACTCCAAGGCCGGTCGAGAATGGTATGATTGGCTGCCAATTCATCATTGGTCTACCTCACGAGTATTCGATGAAATAGCAGCAGCCGGTGAAGAACCTCATTGGGCCTATGCAGCAGGCATGGAGCGCCTGAGTTGCTGCTTCTGCATCATGGCCTCTAAGAAAGATCTTCAGACCGCTGCCAGGTTAGCTCCCCAGGAATACAAAACAATGGTTGACCTGGAGAAGGAAATAGGATTTACAATGATAATGCCCAAGAAGGGCCAAAAACCTCTTTACCTCGAACAAATAACCGGCATAAAAGCCAAATAGAAAGGAGACCCTATGAGACCCACAATGGTACCCAACGATCTACCGGCAATCCCCTACAAGGTCAAAGTATTCGTAACCTATCATAGAGGCGTCGGTCACGGCCCCCTGAAGAGCTACTGCTACCTGTACGCCTCAATGAATAGCGAAGGACGCCAGGTTCTTCATGTAACCGACAAGCGCCACAACGACGCACCGCTCAGGCTCGACCCTGGCTGCTATGCGGGCGGCATGGTTCCGATAGTACCCTCATACTATATCCCCACCGGCACAATGATATACCCGATCAAAGGCGAAGGTGAGTGGGAGACCCCTAAGCCCCTGGCAAAGATCCTCTATGATACCGATACTGAAGACTTCTTTGTGTACGTCGAAGATCTTAATTTAAGGGTATATGGCGGCTTCTCCAGGCACTCAGCAGAGGCCTATTGTAAGGCCCAAGGATACCGGTTTAGACCATTAAGTTAAGTACCTAAGCACCTTAACAAAGAAAAAAGGGCGGTAAGCTACTGAGTTAAAACAGCTTCCGCCCTTTTTACGATGGTGCAGCCCCCTTCTAAAATTTCTAAAAACTTAGCAAAACTTAACATTTCATCAATTTCACGCCCCTTTTTTGAGCGATTCCTCAACGAAATGAGACAAATTACCTGCATTTATCAATAAGTGAAGAGGTTTTTATCCGCTACTTAACAAAACCCCATATGCTCATTACCTGGTCAAACTTATAGGCAGCCCAAGATATACGCACCAGCTTAAGAATAAAGTCCTCTGAGTACACGTTGTCCAGGGCGTCGATATACATTGAGACGTATTTAACACCGCCAAGGCCAAGCTCTCCAGGCTTCCTACCAACCAGCGCCCTGAGGACTGTTCCGAAATGCCGCATCGAATAAGTGGTCTCAACCCTGATAAGCTGAATGCGATACATACCGAGCAACAGCGCCAGGTCAAATTCAAATTTTGGAGACATCTCATTAACCATTTTTAGACCCCGCTATTTGATCTCCCTGGATAACAACAGTACCCTTCATGCTCACAGCCTCTTTTCTCAGGGCTGAAGGCAACACAGCAGACAGCAGCAGCTTGGTATCTCTTAGGTGAGACTCCACAGCCGCGAGCTTCTGGTTAGTGGCCGTTGCCTCAGGCGGATCAAAGATGTCAAGGAAGCCATAGAAGATAGCCTCTGCCTCTTCTCGGCTGAGATGAAGCCTGGCCTCTTTCGGTATCATGGCCCCAGGCTTATGCGGTTCAAATACAAAATGACCTATCTCTTTGTCGAACCGGCCAACATTAAAGGAGCCGTCCTGGTTCTCGATATACAGAGTAAGGTCAAAGCCAAAGCGCTCCATTGGCCTCGTGATATGCGCTTTAATCTTTCCGATCATGTTCCCCCCTTAATTGTCATACCTGGTAAGCGACCAACCAGCTATGCTATCGTTTAAGAAGACAGCTCGCTTTTCCCGACCATCCGACATGGCCTTATAATTAAAACTCACGGCGGTCTCGTTAACGTGGTTAATGGTAACATCTTTAAACGTGAACGTCTTGCCGGTCGGAAGAAAAATACAGATAGACCTGAACATATTGCCAGGCTTTGTGTCTTTTGTCATGCTATCCCCCCATGGTTAAAAAATTTAAACATAAGCGACCTGGCTATCTTAGTGATAACCTTAGGGCCTACCTTGGCAGTATGCAGGCGGGTCGGCTTTCGGACTACTGTAATGAGATGCTGGCCCCACCGGTTCTCAGCACAATAATATAGGCCATAGCATCTGGATACCTCTTCAGGCTGTATCAGGCCTGAGGGTACCGCGAAAGAATAATAATTAGGGCCGCGCCGGTTGCCAATATACTGTTTGTGCTTAGTGCTTTTGTTCTTAAACTCGGACTTGTAATCAGCCCTGGATATCTTGACTTCGACCTCGTGCCAATACATTGACGGCATCAGCCGCACGATATCACACTCCCAACGCCAGGAGCCGAAATAAATATTGGGAGCTATCAATAGACTCGACGATAGAAATTTGTGAAAATACGCCCGCTGTATAGCCCGCTCGTCCATCAGTCAGTATTAAGGTAGTCGGCCACATTGTCAGGGCTGAAGCCGTGAGCCAGGCACAGGCCTTTAAACATACCGGCCAGGTCTTCCATATTGGCATCCCACATTTCAACCTCTGACTGATACCGCACGTTAGGCCCCATCGAATTAGGGTAATCAACTTCGAGTATCAGTCTGGTTCCGAATTTCTTTTCTCCCACTACTCCCCCTCATAATCGAAGCGCATGGCTTCCGATAATGGTGCAGCCGTCCGCATACCTGGCACCACCGGTCAGTCGAGCTTTTTTGCTTTGACCTCGATCTCATAGGTCTTGCCCTCTTCAAAGATATCAGCCAAATCCCAGCCGTTATATCGGTCGGCGGATTCAATACTAATGCCCCTGCTACACGGCCTGATATACACACAGCCTGAAAATTTGACATTATCCTTGTCCATTTATGATATACCTCTCAAGGTCTTCAGCACATTTCTCATAAGTATCAGCCTGGTGTATCATGTCGAGCATGACCAGCGGGCTTCTGTTCTGACGGCCATTAACCCTTAGGCCCTCAGCTATATTCTTCCAGGCATTACAAAGGGCCATGGCCTTTTCCCTTAGAGGGTCTTCAGGCTCAGGTTTTGGAGCTGCACAAGCCTCACAGTCTCCAGGGAAAGTACGCGCTCGGCAGCCGTCGCAATCTTCTTCAGTAGGCTTATCCCCGTGGATAGCCTCACAGGTCAGGGTATGAACAGATAGCGGAAGCTGAACCTCTTTAAAGCAGTATGGGCATTTCATTCTTTTTCCTCGACGAGTTTCATGTCAGACCGGCAAACCAGGCACACATATTTAAAGCCGGTGCCATGCTCGATACCGGTATAAGGACAGCGTTTCGGCCTGGTATCAACCTTACCACAGCCTCGGCCACCAGGTCTTTAAGTTTGCCCGCCGTCGTCCTGGCCTTGTCGCTCTCCAGGCTGTGAAGCCCCGAATGATTCCCTCATAACTCTTTTTAAATAGTGCCATTTTTCCCCCTTATTTTAGAAGATATGAACCCATCAGAATTAAAGCTATACCAACCAGGCTCGCCAGGCTCAAGCTCTCCTTGAACATAAAGCAGCCGGTTAAATATCCCAATATTGATAAAGTGCCAATAGCAACGAACCAATAGCCGGTGAAACTTGGTGCATTCTTTATAGCCAATGGTAGCAGCCAGGCCGTTCCACCGAGGACGCCGAGGACGTACAGACCATATGTGCCAAGGGTAAGGCCGCTCGATCTCATTGGTATCTGAACGACGGTTAAAATAATCATAGCAACGATTAAATAGACTAACCACATTCAGGCTCCCCCATCTGCCTCATGGCTGCTTCAGCATGGTCAACGACGATTGCGATATCATGCCCAAGGTTATATTTACGCCACAGATACAAGAAATGCTCGGCGGTCGTAGCATAATACGAGGCCATCTTTAGGCTCTCATGGTATTCTATAAGCTGAGACAATACAGGCACAGGAAGAGCGGTATTGATATCAACCCCGCGCTCGTCCCTGATCTTACGGGCCTTGTCTATATAAAATCGACACCACTTCAAACGCTCAAGAAGGGTAGCCCTATAATCGCGCTTGGGCGGCTCAGCCTTTAACAGGTCGTCTGATATTTCATGGCCGTCGATAATCATTATAACCCAGCCTGTTCCTCTTCCCTGGTCGGAGTCTCGTTATTCTCCATGGCTGCCACGGCCAGCGCCCCGATCTTTCGGATACAGGCCATGCGGTGAAGGTCGAGCTTAAGGTGACTATTGATACCGGTGAGAAACGGAAGCTTTTTGGCCTCGTTGACATAATGTTCAATAAAGCCAATCCAATCCATTTCTTCCCACAAAAAGTCCTGGTAATCAGTATTGGACAGATTAAGGTTTTGATACCGGCGCTCTTCGTCGATCATATCAAATACCCTCATGCGCTCTTCCGGTATCTCGCGTGAAGTACACACCCCGATCTCTTCCGCTCCGATCACTCCGAGGTATTGTTTAATCTTCTCGGCTGCCAGGGACGGTAGTTGATAAGCCTTTCCATCAAGAAATAACTGCGTCATTTTATATATCCCCCTAATGATGGTGGCGGGCATCTCAGCCCGCCGTTTTAGTCCAGCTATAGCCTATGAATTAAGGACGTGAACCATCACGGCCTTACGCCTTCTTATGAAATAATAAGCGCCAGGGCCACCAGAATAATAACACCGGCACCGGTCAGCCAGGGCCAATACCGTTTGCAAAATGCTTTAAGCTTAGCTGTAAAAGCCTCGCCCGCATCATAAAGGTCTTTTGCTTCATCAACCGCTTCATCGACGGCTTTGTCCAGGGCATTTTTAAGCTCAACGATCTCATGCTCATAATCAGCAATGGTGTCTAAAAGCTCCTGTCTAACCGTATCTGAAATTTCAGAGGCCTGATCCACCAGCTCTTCATTGATCTGTTTAACGCGAGCTTCAAGCTCTTTGATTCTTCGGTTAATCTCGATTCTCAAATTCATTTGATCTCCTTGTCTATCCCCTTTTTATTAGTGATTTGTAAAGGTTATTCTGTCTCTTTCTGAATTTTTTGTCCGCCATTCTTATAAACGGCCATCCCAAAAGAAAGAAGGCTGTTAGAATAAAATTTGTTAAGGCGATCATTGTCATACTTGGTTGGGGTAGCTTCGAGGATACAGGTTCCCCACGCATCATTTTGTCGAGACTCTGCTCCATTTTTACCCCCATGGCTTCGCCTGAGACCGTTTATAAGGCTTTCGACCCTCTTTTCGATAGATGGATAGCCTAAAAGCTCTAACTGCTCTACAGCCTCTCTGATAACCTCACATAGGCTGTGCCGGTCAAAATGGCTATTACGAATAAAAAATAAAACGACAGCCAGGCGCTCCCTCATTAACACATAAGGGCGGGCCATGCGACGCATACCCTTAAAAATCTCTTTAAGTCCCATATCTGATCTCCAAGGATACACTCGGCATAGCCCAAACAGGCACCAGGTAAAATATAGATAATAAACAAAAGTGTTAATATTATAGCCATAGATCCTTCACGACATTTTTGGCATACACAACAGCATCAGACCAATCAACGCCGCTCAACCATTCGCGGACAGCAATATAATATATCCTACATAACTCCATTGCGGATACGCTCCCTGGTAGCCTCAATGCTTAAAACCTTGTGCATATTCTTAACGCTGTCAATGTCGTTATGGTTGTAAACGATATATTTATAGCCGGTGCGGATACCACTCTCCTTCCTCTGAGGCACCACAGTCCAGGCCGTCATCAGTCGGCCACGCCTAAACGGGTAGGTATCAAAGAAAGCTTCAAGCTCGTGATAAACACCAGCGCCAAGACAACCATCTGTAAAGGAAGCTCCGATCATATGGTCACAGGACTGAGCGATAAGCTTAAAAATAAGAAAGCAATCATCATTACCCATGGCCTTCAGATTATTATAAACCTTCTGGAGCATCTCGTCGTTTGGATCTAAAATTCGATAATGCCTGGGCCAATGGCTACCGCAAAGGCTGGCAGCCTCAACAATCCCTTGGTTTAATGAGTGGTATGGAAAAAATATTGTAGGCCTTCCAAAGTAAATAAGGCGCTCGCGGTATGAGTCCATTAATCCCCCTTAATAAATTCGCTTTAAAGTACCTGGCACCATAGAAGCGCCATGGTTGGATAAGATCTCGGTAACACCCACCAGGGAGCTACCCTTACTTATTCTGATCTTGGTATTTGGCTTACAAGTACCATCAGTTAACCGAAAAGTGGCAATGTAAACCATTGGTTTTTTTCGAGAAGGTATCTCGGCGTAGGCACCCTTCTTGCCTACAGGGTGCTTAACACAGCCCCCAGCTCCGCCAGGACGATTATCCCTGCTATTAATATTAGCCCGTCTCTCCATCTCTCAATCTTCTCTTTCTGGAAGAAGGCCTCTGCCAGCCGCTTCCCGTAGTCTGGTTGATAATCCCTGGAGTCATAAACAAGGTTGCAATCGGCATAGCCGCGAGCTGCTTCCTTCCTGATCCACCGCCTGCTAAGCTCTTCAGCGCTGATAACCTCAACAGGCTCGATAGTCCCGTCAGCCCTCATTAAGGTTCCCATCACTCACCCCGCGCTTTCCGCTTAGAGGCCTTAAGAGCATTAATCTTTTTTGCTACCTCGGCGCTTTTCTTTGGCGGTATAGAGCTGAGTGGACACCCACCCTTTTTACACCAATATTCAGGATTCGGATAAGCCATGCACCATTCATCATCATCTGAATGATTGCAAATTAAAATCTCGTCGCTGATTAATTTGCCGTCTTTGTCTTTGATTATGTCACGCCGAATACAGACCTCAGGCATTATGTTCATCGGCAAATAAGTCATATTATAATTTCCTTTCGATTCTTTTCAACACTCTTAAAATATTATAACACAGAGCGCTAATTAATAGAACCGAAACAGGAAAGAATATCAAAAAAAATGGTACAGAAAGGTCGGCAATTAAATCGACCGTCTCCCTATTTTGTACCAGGAATGATAATATCAATGATATAAGACTCTCCATGCTCCCCCCTGATTATCTCCTGGATAAGGTCGGCCTCGCCGTCGTTGTCCAGGTCACACCATTGCATAAAAGAACCGTTAACCGTTTCCTCTTCGCGCAATATAGCGCAAGGGTCTTTAAGGCTCGGCTTCAGAGGTTCACACCGGACAGACATGGCGAAGAGTATAACAAATATGGCTGCCAGGACGAGCCTGGCCTGTAGCTTAGACATGGCGGGTCTCAAATAAATGGCTACAGGTAGCGCAGCGCCGGTCTCCATCTCCACACTCAGGGCATTCGTCCTCGCCTGCAAACACCTTGGCGACATAGATGGAAAACTGAGCCATAACAGCCTTTACTATACCCGTGGCAAACTCCATAAGCTCGTCAATATCCTCAAAGCTAAAAGACAGTATCCGGTCTCCATTGGGCATAAAGAAAACGAGCTTGGGCTTAAGCCCGTCAAACTCGATCTGATATTTTTTGGTCATCCCCCTACTCCATTTCTATCGGCAGCTTGTTGCGGTCTTTGCCGTCGATCTCTTCCAGGACACCCTTAATTGTGATAACGGCATCCAGGTCAATTTTATCCCGCTGCATACCAAAGCACTTTTCGAGCCGGTCAAGCGAGCGGCCCTTATCGTTGATCTTGATCTCCCAGGTCTTTGTTTTTACCCCAGCGATCTCGGTCTCCTTGATCTTAACCGAGGCAATGGCCCGACGTATATCCTCAGGCATCTGGTGGATACTGATAGGCTCGCCGGTATCAGGATTAAAGAGCTGGCCTACATCGTGAAAGGCAATGTATCCCTCTTCTTCGAGTATCCTGTCCCTGGTTATCTCAACCTTTTTCGTTACGGCGGTCTCGATCTCGCCCCTGCGCTTCGTCAGATATAGCTGAATATTGTCTTGCTTTAGTAGGCGGGCTGCGGCTGCTTGAGCGCTGGCTTCCTTCTTGACGTTTGGATAGGCCAACATATACGCCTGGTAGTCAGGCATTGCCCTGGTGCCATCAGGAGCCAGCTCCAGCAGATTATTACAAAAGGCTATCTGGTTGTTGGTAAGCTTCTTCACAGCAGATTAAACCCCACACAGGTAACAATGTCGGTGGGCTTAAAACGCCGGTTATAGACTTCCTGGAGAACGTGCATCAGCCCAATAGGTTTCGTGCAGGCCAGGTCATGCTCATTCTTTAACACAAAGTCTGGTATCTCAATCAACGCGCACACCATAACATTTGCCAGGACTCCATAGGCCGTGACATTTTCCTGAACATCGGCCAGGGCCACGGTCTCACCGATATGGTTAGCCAGGTGCGCGTGTTTGTCGCCGTTACGCACCGTAAAGTTTAGACCTTTCCGAAAAGACGGATTGTCAAACAGAAGGGTAAATTTAGGATCAAACCCCTCGCCAAAAGACATCTGAGACTGTTTTTGCTTTGCCATTTAATCCCCCTTGGTTTAAATAAAGTAAAATAAGCATATCTATATTATGCTTTCAAGCCTCAAAGTAAACTATAATTTCTATTTAGAAACTATAGTTTCCTTTTTCTTTTTCTTTTTCTTTTTCCCCCAAATACGATCCCAGCCCTCATTATATTTCTCAGAGGATGACCGGTCTCCCTTATTGAATAGCCTATCACCCATTACGGTTTTCTCCTTACGGTCATGCCGCTCAAAAAACGAGCGAGGTTCCGCAGCATAAGAGCGCGAGACCTCGTAAAATAACCATCGGCCATAGTAAATTTAGAGCTATGCCGGTAATTATGACATGGAGTACACATCGGCAACAGGTACACATCAGACGGTTTCAAAGCCGTTCCGCCGTCAGCCATAAAGCGCTCGTGGTGCGGATTACTCGGAGCGAGCTTTGTGCAGCTCCTTGATATACACATACAGGGAAGGCCGCGCACGAAGTCGCGGTAAGACTTGCATTCCCATATAGGTTGTTTAAAGACGGGTACACCGCCTGGTGTTAATTGCATCCATCCCCCCCAACTATCCTGCCATTTATCCTGCTAAAATGGCAGGATAGCCAAAATAGGTGCCTAAAAAGGAATTATTATTCCTAATCGACGAGTCCAAGATCCTTCGCCTTTTTAACGTCAAACCAGGTCGTGCGGCCTTCCATATCTTCCCAGGCCTGCCTTGGCGTCTTGGTATGTGCCGTCAAAATATCCATATATGAGTCCCTTAATAGGTTCATTAGCTCGTTCTGACTACGGATATCTGAGGCCGTCTCTCGGCCAGGCCACTTCCACAGGGCTGCCTCGTGAACCATAAAGATTGTACCTGGCAGCGCGTGTCGCTCGTCTCCAACAGCCAGCACCGGTATGGCTGCGCTCGCCACAATACCTGAGGCATATATCCTGATAACCATTCCCTTATTTGAGAAGTCATCCAGGTACCGCGCCAGGGCTATTCCGGTAAAGGCGTCGCCGCCGCCTGAGTTAAGAAATACATTGACGTTCATTATTTCATGGTTCAGCATAATGTTCAAATCATTCCATAGGCGCGTAACGTCACTCACAGATAAACCAGAAAATATCTTAACATAGCCTTCACCACCGTCAACATAAGACAGGGCCGTCATCTCAGGCTTTGAGCCTTCGATAAAACCTTCTTCCTGGGTGCATCCCTTCTCGTTAACCGTGACATTGACATCGACAGGTATCCGGTTAACCTTGCGCTCAGGTGCCTGGGCCGCGCATCCCAACATGACAAAAACGCACGATAGACTTAAAATCTTTACGAGTTTCTTGAACATTTGTCAAGTATCCTTCCCAATCCCCGAATAAGTTAGCCCCCGTGGATATTTAAAGTTTAGCCCGACATACTTAACGCCAGGCTTAAAACACTTTGGACACAAATAGCCCCTGAGGTTTTGAATTTTTAAAGCCTCTTGAAATCGGTGATTGTTAGCCCTGCATCTGTAAACATAGCTCATAGAGTTAACGGCGTTTTGTTCTGAGAGGTTCCGCCTCGCCCCTCGCTGTTCAATACAGGCTTATGGGCGGGTTAGCTCTCACCATACAAGAGGTTATATCCTTCTATTTTTTACCTGTTCAAGCGGAGTAGCCCACCTACAATTCCACCTTCCATAAGGGCCATTATTATCAATTCGGTCTATACTCATTCCCTTCGGTCGGCTACCCATATCGGCTAAAAAGTTTTCAAAAGACTTTCTCCATCTGCGACAAACGGCAATCCCCCTACCACCATAGTATTTGAAACTGAGTAATTTTTCATTATAACAGCGCTGTTTCATTTGATGGTAAGACGTGTATTCACGAGACTGTTTTCCACCAGAATAATGACCGTGTTTCCTAACACGACCGTTTTTCTTAAGAAGACACCCGCAAGATCTCGTTAGCCCCTGAACAAGGCTACCACTCCTTACCTTAAAAAAATTACCACAGTCGCACTTACAAAGCCAAACCCTAAACCCGTGGTCGCGCTCCCTTGTGACACAAACAGCCAGGAGCCTTCCAAACTTTTTTCCTGAAAGATCTCTCGGAACGGCCATTTAATCCCCATGGTTAATAATAAATGTTTGTCAAGGCTTTTTTATGTTCGCTCTTTATATAATCCTCAAGATATTTTTCGACAATTTTGATATATTTATAAACAACTCCAAGAGTTGTCTGTATTTTCTCCATGTTACGAAGTACGGCGGGTATTTTACCCGCTGGATAACCGTTGTCGAAGTAAGTCTCGATTATCCTTTTTGCAAGGAATGAATTTTTAATGCCGGTACCGCCAAAGATATCCAGCACGCTCATTCCCCTGAGGTATTTACGAAAGATAAGGCGACGATTGAGCTGTTTTGCAATCCTGGACTTGGCCGATTCCAGGCGCTCAAGGACGGCATGACTTGATATGCCAAGCTCCTTGGCGCAGGCAGCAACGCGCTTTGACTCGAAGAAGAAAAGCTTAATAGCCCCGCGCTGCTTATCAGTTATGTGAAAGTCATCAAGAGACTCAACACCGTAGTAATCCAAAGAGAAAGGATCTTCCTTCTTTTCATACTCGCGGGCCAGTTTGTCCAGGTAAGATTCATCACCGCATAATGTAACGGTCTCAGAGTCCCAGGAAATGCTTGACCCCTTCTCTTCAGCAGCGAGCCAAGCTTCTACCTTCTCGCATGGCTTACCGGTGTTAAGGCATATCTTGTCGGCACAGTCTTCACAGCTTCCAGGGTGTTCGACGCGCTCCCGCCTATTCACTTTCACGGCTTTGCTCCTTTACCAGGCCATAGATTAAGTCCATATAATTTTGGACATCAACGATTGCATCGACGATACCCTCGTTTTCCACTTCCAGCTTACCGGCCTCGTCGAAAGTTTTAATCCGCATAATCTTATCTTGAACCCTCAACAAGATCCCTTGTATCGGGCTTATTCCAAGCTGAACCGATCCCCTAAAATTGGCGTAAGGATCTCCAGAGCCGCCGCGATAATCATGGTTCTTTTTCATCATAATATTGCGGCCAATCTGATAAAGCTCGTCTTTACAATACAGCGGGTTTGCATGGCCGTCAATAAACTCCATAACAATGCCATCGGCAGCCGTCATAAAATTCCCGACCGTAACGTCTTCCAGGCGTCCATTATCGTCGCTGTTAACCTGGTCGATTAATTCCTGAAAGGTCTTCCTCTCCAGGAGCCTTTCCTTTGTGATAAACATATAGGCCTTTTCAAGCCACACCCTTAGAGCTGGCATACCTTCGGTAGTTATAAAGTCAACAATATTGTCGCTCTTGTGGCAGCTTTGAAAATTTGAGCGGACGTTCTTCGCAAGGCCACCAAGTCCAGCGTCATCCAACATAAAGTCCATGATATCCCTAAAGCGCAGTTGTTTATTGGGCATCATTCCCCCTTTAGTCCGAGAGGGCCAATGTCGAAGTAGGTCACGCCCAATGCGTAAGCCTGCCATATGTCGGCCCTAAATTCATGGAAGTATTTTTCACGAGCTGCGTTTATCATCTTATTTCTCGTTAATTCATTATTAACCCATTTAGCGAAAACATCAGGTGTAAACCGCTCGATTAATTTCTCAATCACTTTAGAGTCAGAGCCACGGCCCCTACACAAATGGCCGCGCACCTTGCTCCTGGTTATTCCTGTAAAAGCAGACCGAGACGCCTGCACCAGGCGACCAGCCTCGAAAGCCGTGTCAGACACTTCTTTACCCGACCGACCATAAGCAACGACATACTCAAGCGCGACGATATCCTGTTCCCACTCGTCGAAGTCAAGCGCCTTCCTAATAGCCTCGTTATCCTCAATATTACACGAGTGGATTGAAAGGTTTTTCATAAGTACCCAGGCGCTTTCTTTTTGGCCTGGATCAATCGCCAAGATTCGTAGCGTCAAAAGGTTTCTCCTTTGCTTCATCTGAAGAGCAATATTCGTCAAAGCGTTGAGATATACATTGCTTGCCGCCTCTCACGCTTTCGTAAAAATCACACTTCTCCTGTTTTTTTGTGTTATCCCCCGCGACGCACTTATTAAACAACTTGTGTCTCTCGCACAGGTTCATGTCGCGGCCTTTCGAGCTATATACAGGGAGCCAGGAAACCTACCGCCAGGCGACGGTAGCAGGCGGGTTGCCATCCCTTAACCTGGCTCCCATGTATGCGTTATAGGTTATTTTGCTTCATAGCCCTCACAGCTAAAATCGTTTCCGAGCCAATAAACCAGAGTGCATTTAACCTGGTTGGGAATATACTCACCGCCACCGGCATCACCGGCACTACCGACGCTTCCACCGGAAGAAGATCCGCCGCCACCGTTTCCACCGTCGCCGCCACCGTCGCCGCCACCGTCGCCGCCACCGTCTCCACAGCCGCCGCCGTGTCCGCCGTCACCGCCGCCGTGTCCATTACCATTGCCGTTTCCACCCTGGCCGTTTCCGCCACCATGTCCGCCACCGTATCCGCTTCCATGGCCGCTGTTTCCACCACCAGCAGATGCACCAGGCCCACTACCGTCACCACTTCTCGCGTAAGCCATATTAACACCAGCCACAAAAGTAAAAACCAAGATTGCCAAAACTGCAAAAAATTTACGCATTTTATTCCCCCTTCTTTAATTGTTTTACTTCATTATAACACAGGTTAGTAATTAATCGAACCAGAAAAGCCCTGGCAGCGCTGGCATCAGTCTGGTATGTTTTTGAGCGCTCACATACCAGGGCCTTTCAAATTTAGAACGGTATGTCGTCGTCTTCCGGTGCCTGAGTCCCACCAAAAGGCTTGTCGTCAGTACCAGGAGCGCCAGGGTAATCCTTCTCGCTTGGAGTATATCCATCACCCTTCTTATCCCCACAAAACTCAAACTGCTCAAGGACAAGCTCGGTCTTATAGCGCTTTATGCCATCGTCAGGCTCCCAGGATCTCGTTTGAGACCGGCCCTCAACATAAATCATTTTACCCTTTGAGAAGTATTCACCAATAACCTCAGCGCGTTTCCCGAAGCACACCACCGGCACCCATTCAACTTGCTCAACCTTCTCGCCGGTATCCTTGTCTTTCCAACTCCGCACCGTTGCGACGCTGAAGTTAACCACGGCCACCCCTGAAGGCGTGTAGCGTACTTCAGGGTCTTGGCCTAACCTTCCCTGAATAATCCATTTGTTCGCCATGTCTTTCCCCTTTCTTAGTCTGTAAAAATTTTAACGCCGGTAGATCCGAGGACGACTCTCTTTACACCGGCCACCTTGCCATTGCGGATCTCAAGAACCGCGAAGCCAAGCTCTACGGGCGAATAGCCAAAGCGCTCGGCATAACCACTCACAGGGCCATAGGTCTTCAGGAAGCTTCCGGTATTAATAAACCACCGGTAATCAGGATGGATAAAGCCGCTGTATTTTTTGGCTGAGGTATACTTCTGGACTACCTCGTTACCTTGACCCTCGATATAAAGCTGAGATATGGGCGGCTTAAAAAGAAGTTTATGGGTATGGCCCATTGACATGACCAAGGTATCACCGGCCATGTCTCTCAAATTGTTTTTGAGCTGGATCTGCATATTTAACTTGGCACGTTCAGGCGGATCAACCTTCGAGTTAACCGTCCGCCAGCCATGCCCCGCGAAATGGTTGAATAAAAACTGAGGCTCACCAGGCCCGTACTTCATTCGGGCCTTATATGTGATATGGGCTGTCCATGAACCAAAATTAATCCCCAGGTCTTTGCAGGCGCGGGCCGTCAGGTCTCCATATTTCTGAAGCTTAAATGGATGATTCCCGTCCAACATCATCAACATTTTATCCCTTATGTGCCAACGACTCAAAACGGCAGCCTCGACCTGTTTGTCAATATTAAATTTTTTGACCATATGCTTTGTCGGTATCTCGCTCTGATTAAACTCAACACCGTCATTAATCTCTTCCTGGTATATGTCGGTTATATCAAACTGATACCGAGGATCTGTGATATGGATTCCCTCTATGAAATCACCATGGTCAAGCACCCTGTTATGGTCAGGCGAAAGCCCGTCCCAGGTCGAGTTAATCATATCGACCATCATCTCGTAACCGGTTACATGGCGGTTCGCGTTGCCTTCGTGGTCATCCCCACAAAGAAATAAATTCATATCATCATAAGGTAATACAAATTCAAATCGCAGCATCACTTATCTCCTTTAGGATAATATTCATCAAATTGGCCGGTTTCTTTATTATAGCGCTTTATCGGCGTTAATGACTTCCTGATATGAACCACGCCATCAGGAAGCTCAACCTCTACGATAGGGTCTGACATAGGGATAACTTTTTGAAAAGCCAAGGAGTCCTTTTCTGTGTATTCTTTTTTCATTGGTGTAATCTCCATTGTCTACAGTTAATGCAAGTCCTGAAATTTTCCATTTCAGAAATCTCGTCAAGTATAAGGCCGCACTTTACACACTTACCCTCAGCGGCCAACCTTTCCCGTTTTTTCCTATGCGTTTTTAGTCTCCTTTCTCTGTATCCTGGTTCAAGCCTCTTTCGTCTCCTATAATCCCTGTCATCCCTAAGGCATCTCTCGCACTTTGAATAGCCTGGCTTCGCTTCGCCCTTGCAACTATATTTTCCATCCCTGCACAGCCTACTCATATTCACCCCTGTAGGCCAGGCTTTGAAAGCTCGCGGTCGGCCCGTTGAATAATAGCGACGTTATTCCAGTAGGGCCATTCCTGTGCTTCAATGTAAGAAGCTCGGTTTGACCGGCATAGTCCTCAGGAAGGTCGTAATATCCTGGCCGGTAAATAAAAGAGACGACATCGGCATCCTGTTCTATATTACCGGATTCCCTTAAATCAGAGAGCTGAGGCTTTTTATCTGCTCGCTGTTCAAGGCTTCGGTTTAACTGGCTCAGTACAAGTACAGGTATGTCAAGGTCTTTTGCTATCGCTTTAAATCCAGCGGTAATCACCCCAAGCTCCACATTTCTGTTATCCTTTTTGTCTGCGTGGACAAGTTGAAGATGGTCAATTATGATAAGCTGGATTCCCTTTTGAACCTTATACTTCCTGGCCCGCCGCCGTATCTCCATCCAATGAAGAGCGGCAGCATCGTCGATATACAGCGGATAATTATACAGGGCATCCTGAGCGCCGGTAATCTTTGCCTGGTCTTCAGGAGTAAAACCACCCACTCTAAATTTAGTTGTGTCAATCCCCGTCTTCTCAGCGACTATTTTATCTCGGAGCTGCTCCTTTGACATCTCCAGGCTGAAGACGGCTACCGGATAACCTTGACGGGCTGCGTTGGTTCCCATCTGGATAGCCAGGGACGTTTTTCCAATGCTCGGCCTGGCCGCCAGGATAATCAGGTCGGTAGGCTGAAGCCCGCTTGTAAGCCTATCATAGCCAGGGAAGCCGGTAGGCACACCGGTAACGTCCATGCCGCCTTCAAACAGCTTGTCATAACGGTCGAAGCTCTGTTTAATAATTGACTTCATGGACGCCAGGTTTTCCTTAGCCATGCCATAGCCAAGCTCGAATATTTGTTGCTGGAAGGTATCTATTGTTTCAATGGCGTCGCCCTCGTCTTTAAAGCAACGCTTCTGGATTGCATTCGTTATTTCAATGGCCTTCCTGAGAGAATACTTCTCTTTAATTTTTTGGATATAATATTCTGTGTCGGTAGGTATTGGATTATCAAGGATTGACGCCAGGAAGGAAGCGCCCCCGATCTCTTCGATCATTCCGCGCTCTTTGGCAGCCTGGTTGACAGCTACCAGGTCAGGCGTTACTCCATTAGAATACAACTCAGCAGCCAGGCCAAAAATCTTAGCGTTGGCCGTAGCGTAAAAGTGGTGAGGCTCCAGGCCCTCAAGGATCTCCATACTCTCGCCAGGCATAACGAACAAGGCTGCCAAGATGCTAAGCTCAAACTCTTTTACATTCGGCGGTACACCCAATTCACTCATTCAGCTTCCCCTTTTTCCTCAGGTAGTTTAAGGCTTTATTATAGCCAAGGTATTCGCCGTACATTATCGTGTTAACATAGTCTTTGTAATTGTGCCACTCGACCAGGACTTCGTTTGCCGTCCGCTTCTTTTTCATTGCCCACTTCATAAAGTCGTCGGTCGATTGTTTTATTAGCCGCTGCTTCTCTTCAAAGCTCGCGCTGTTCATGGTATCCGGTTTTTTGAAAAATTCAGGATTCCACTTTTCGGCGTTTTGTATCCAGGTCTGCCAAGCAGAATACCAGGAAGCCCATTTAGACCCCTTCTTTTTGTGGTGGGTGCAGAAGGCCTCGAAGATAGGAAATAAATCAATCTGGACTCCTTTACGTTTTGCATACTCCGCATAACGAGGATCTGGAAGAGTACCATTTTCCCAGGCTGCTATAAGCACTTTTGGCATTTTCACCTTGGGTGTTTTGGGAGAGGATTTTTTCTTTTTATTTATTTTTTCTTTTTCTTTATCTTTATCTTCCTCTTTACTGCCTACAGGCTGCTTATTTAGATTGCGACTATCCCGTAATTCCAGTATCTTAGGGATGCACATTTTTAACTTGTGTCGTGCAGGTTCCCGACGCTTACCAAGAACGTGCATGGTATGTGCCAGGTTTCTGTAATCAATTTCATTACCATCAGGGCCAAAAAGCTGCATTGAGATATTGCTGTGTTCATTATCAACCATGAATATAAAAAACTCAAAAAGCTTTTTTACCTTCATGTTTAAAAAGTCGCACCACTTCTTTACAGACCATTTAAGGTCACATTTATCTGAACCTGGACTCATTTGTCCACCGACAGCCCGCACGATACCCCACCACCGGCCCTCACCTTCCCAGCCGTATGCGTCTTTTATGTCGTTAACAAACTCGTCATGGTCTGCATCACAATACAGTTTAACCCACTTCATTAAAATCCCCCTTAAACGAAATCGGTTTGATCTGGATCTGGAATGACAATGTTTAGATACTCAGCGGCCCACCGTTGGATATTTTCGATATACTCATTAAACTCGACGGTCGATAGCTCGGTCGTGCTTATACGTTCACCAAAGGTCACGCCGCCCGTCTCGAATATACGCTCATTATCAAAGTCAAGGAAATACCTTGCTAAGGCTCGGTGGACTTCGTGCTTTTCTACATTAGAGTTTGTACCGGCAATCTCCAGGGTAATCAACTCAACGACGACACCCCAATAATACCGGTTTTGCTTTAGCGTTCTTGATTTTTTAATAGGCCTTATCACCAGCTCATAAGGCCAATCGTGCTTTAGGCTTAATAGGAAATCCTTGAACCTGGTCGTATCCTCAACCTGAAGCTCCCCGTGAATTATTTTACATCTGTGTATAGGATTCATAGCACCTACCATTATAGCACAGGTTAATAGTTAATCGAACCGAGACCCCTCAAGATATCATTTAAGGCCCCCTGGCACATACCAAAGTCATTGTCGTAAAGCACACAATCCCTATCAATGCCATATTCAGGGCATACCTTCCGCAGCTTGTCAATGGCTATCCGATAAATCCTTCGCGCCATCGGCTCGCTTATGCCAAAAAAATCAGCAATCTCCTGGAAAGTCATTGCAGCGCCGTCTTGGGCTGAACCCTCAGGCCTGCCGACCGGCTCAGGTTTCGTTTCTTCCGGTTCGTCAATTCCGTATTTCTCGTTATATGCAGCCTCAAGTTTTTTGCCGTCCCATTTAAAGGGTTTAGGGTCTTCCGGTAAATTTCCAAGAATTTTCATGTAAACATTCCCCCCAGGTTTCTCACCACTCGGTTAATGTTTTTAGCTTCGAGAATTGAGTCAATCTCATTAATCTCCGCCGAGAGATCTGACCGACGAAGCTCAAGGCACTCTTCCATTGTCGGACAGTCATGGCATTTAGAAAGCTCAAAATCTCCCAGGCAAAATCCGGTATGCTTTATCATTTATATTCTCCTTTTTATCTAATTGCCAGGCACACCAGCGAAATGATAACCAGCATAAACCCGTAAAATATTAACATTAATTTTATTTTATTCATTGTGTTTTTTCCTCGCATATCTAATTGCAAGTAGTTTTGCATTTAGTGACGCATTCGGATGGGCCTCGCGCCATTGCCGGTGCCAGGCCAAGGCTTTAGCATCAGGGTCAATGGTTTTGGGCTGAGGCCACAGCCGTAAGACCGTGGCTCCCGCCAGCAGAAGGAAAATTAAAAGATGAATTATTAAGCCAGGCGTTATCATTAGTAGATAAACCCTTCCAGGTATTCGGTGTCCTCATTCCGCTCCGGTTGTTTAATTGGGTATGCGCTCGAAAGAGAGAAGCACGACAATGAAGATTGATTGCCAACAGCCAGGATGGTCGATAGGGCTGCGTTGCGTTGCTGCTCGGTCTTGAAATAAATTCGAGCCAAATAGATAAGGGAAGAGTCGCCATAGCTGCCATCATGCGAGTAACCAGCAGGCCCATACAGGTCAAGCGCCCATTCGTCGCGCTCCCGATCCGTTTCCTCGCCATGAGCCGTCTTGACGGCGTTGTAATGGAAGTGGTGAGCGATCACTTTTTTGATCTCTTCAGCCCTGATAAATTCTCCAGGTCTATACTCAATAAACATGGTACCCCCTTGAGCGCGTTTTGTTCAGGGCTGGACGCGCCCCCAGCTCCAGCTTTTATTTAGATGGTTACGGTTTGGATCTCGATAAACTCAATCAGTATCGCTTCCTGGTTAAACAACCTTTTATAGGTCTCCGCAATATCAGTAATCTTACTGGCATTCTCATAAGCTACCTCATGGATAATTACCAGCTCAAATGAGTCCTCAATATTACCCTTCCAGGAGCCAAAAACTTCCCGATATGTGTAGCCGTCAAAATTCTTATCGACGACTTCTTTTAAAAACCCATTCCAGGAAA